GAGCTTCTCGTCGAGGGGACCCCTTTTGCAGAAGTTAGCCCCTACATGAAAGCCCTTGCATTAGCCTAAGACAATGACTACCGTTGACCATTCCGACCGTGCTCATGCCGAGTTCGGCCCATCATCACTCAAGTACGTATCCCTCTGTGCTGGCTATCACGGCAAGGACGGAAACAATGCCGCGTCTATAATTGGGACACGCATTCACGAAGCTCTTGAAGTTCGAGATCCTTCCGCTCTTGAGAGCGACGAAGAAGTTCAGATCTACAGCCGCATGATCGAGGAGGAAGACGAGGTATTTACAAACGTCTTTGGCGGCACTGATGGCGTAACCATCCAGCGCGAAAACCGCCTTGTACTCGACCTCGACTGCCAGACACCAACGTTCGGTACTTCTGATATCGTTGCGTACAAGGGTAATGTCGGCCTTCAGATTGACTACAAAACGGGCATCAGCAAAATCGACGAGCCCCGTAAAAACTGGCAAGCCAAGGCGTACGTACTGGCGATGTTCCAGTCCACCGAACTTGAAACTATCCACTTTGCTTTCCTCGTACCGAAGCGAGATGAAATTTTGACAGGCACGTTTGAGCGTTCGGAGATGGATCAACTTCGCAAAGAGATCTCAGACGTAATCAGAAAAGCCGAGACGACAAGACCTAAATGGGAGAACAAGAGCATTGACATCGACGACCTCAACCCCACAGTCAACTGTCGCTTCTGCCGTCACGAAGAACATTGTCCAGCATTGGGCGCTGTGGCTATCGAGGTAGCCAAACGTTATCGACCAGACTTGCTTCCAGACGGACCAATCGCTTCCGGCGAAGTTGATGATCCGGCGTCTATTGAGAAACTTTACGTTGTCGCTAAGATCGTAGAGAACTGGGCGAGCGGTATCAAACACAAGGCTACCGGTATGGCGAAAGAGGGTGTGGAGTTTGATGGGTTAAAACTCAAATCAATGGGGGCCCTTAAAACAACTCTCGAAAAAAATTATCTCGCACAACTTGCAATTAAGTATGGACTCGAACTAAATGAGGTTATTGAGTCTGCTGATTTGAGGATCGGGCAACTCTCAAAAGTTTTGCACGATAAGGCCCCAAAAGGAAAAAAATCTTTTGTTGTTGACAGCTTCGAGAAAGAAGCTATTGATCTCAATATCGTTGAGGTTGGACCAACACGATACACACTTTCCTCACGATGAGGAGAAAGGGAGTTACGGCTGTCCCCTTTAGTAAGCGCAAGCAACAACCGATCAGAAACTAGAAAACAGACACATGAGTACAGAAGCACTAAGCACAAGCACATCGACCGGACTCGCGTTCGCAGCGCAAGACATCGACATCCCCCGCCTTAACGTCATCCAAAAGATGTCGGAAATCGAAGGGCCTATCGGATCGGTCGTTATCGACAAGGACTCAGTTCTCCTTGAAGCCGAACAGAAAACTCCGGTAGTCGTGATCGGAGCAATCAAGCGGTGGAAAGAAGATGTTCCATTCGGTGAAGACTACATCCCCAAGATCGTCTCCAACGAATCGGACGCTAAAGCCCTTGCCTCAGAGAGCAGCTACGACGTCACGGAGTTTGCTGAAATCATCCTGCTTATCCCCCAAATCGGTGATGATGACGCATTGTTCCCCTATCCAATCGGCGACGTTAATTACCAAATTGGCCGCATCACCGTTCAGAAGGACGCCTATCGCTTGACCTACAAGCGTTTGTTCACCTTCTCGACATTCAACCCCAACGTCCCGATCTCCTCGCGTTTTTGGAACTTCGGTACTGAGCTGATGTCCAAAGGAAAATACAGCTGGTACGTGCCGACCCTCGCACACACGAAGGACGACGCACCTGCTGAAGTCGCTGAGTTCGCTGCACGCCTTACCAAGGGAGGGAACGACCAATGAGCACCATTGTAATCGACAACCCCCTTGCGCTTTTGAAGCGTGAGTGTGACTCCATTCGCAACGTGATCGTTAAGATTGATGGCGATATCAGCACTCTTAATGACCAGATCACTGAGTTACTTACTCAGAAAGCATCTCTCAATCTTGTGGCTACCGCCCTCGACAATGAGATGGATCGCATCCGCCTGTCTCCACAACAGCTTGAGCTGGATCTGGAGGTAGAGTAATAACCCCCGCATACCGCACCTCGCACCTAATGGTGTGGGGTGCGGCTTTTTACGCACACGACATATGATTACTTACGCAGTTGACTTTGAGTCGTATTACGACGGTGAATGCTCCATCACTACATTGGGGCCGAGGGGTTACTTTTCACACCCTCAATTCGACGCTTACATGGTTACCATAGTAGGCGATGACGGTTTTGTTTACGCCGGATGTCCGAGAGAATTGGATTGGACGATACTAGACGGCAATATGATATTGAGCCACAACGCCTCTTTCGACGAAAGCCTGTATCTCTACGGCGTTGAGGCTGGTTGGTTCAACCCATGCTCACCAGCAGAGTGGCACTGTACCGCAGATATGACGGCGTTCTTGGGTCTTCCGAGATCATTGAAGAACGCATCAGCTACAGTGTTTGGAATGGAAGTCAACAAGACTACACGTGACAATATGAAAGGCAAACAGTGGGGCTCGATGACTGACGACTTCAAGAAGGAAGTTACTGAGTACGCCATCAAGGACTCCGAACTGTGCTTGCGCTTATGGCAGGAACTATCTGACAGATGGCCTCAGACAGAGCGCAACATTAGCACACTCAATCGTAAAGTAGGCCAGCGCGGTTTACCTATCGACACAACGCTACTTAAAACAAACCTTGAGCAGATACGTACTGAATTATTTAATGCAGAGCAATCCATACCGTGGATCAGCGACCACACACCGCTTTCCCGTAAAGCCTTCAACGAGCAATGCCGTGCGCAAGGCATTGATCCACCAGCATCACTCGCTGCCGGTAATGAAGAAGCTGACAAATGGTTTGCTGCATTCCAAGACGCGTGTCCTTGGGCACGTGCTGTACAGAACTACCGCCGCATCAACGCGTTCTTGCGTAAGCTAGAGGCGTTCGATAATGGCACGATGGCCAACGGCAGGTACTACGGCGGACTGATGTACTGCGGAGCGAACCCCACTGCTCGCTTCAGCGGTAGCGGCGGAAACCTCAATCTACAGAACCTTCCGAGGGACGAGATGTTCGGCGTGAACTTTCGCCACATGATTAAGCCAAAGGACGGATACAAACTGATTGTCGCTGACTTGTCGCAGATTGAAGTACGTACCCTGTGCTGGCTCGCTAAGGACCATAAAGCCCTAGACCTCATCCGTGAGTCTGACGATATCTATCATGCGTTCGGCGTACTGTTAGGTCTGCATGATCCTAACAACGGACCGCTGAAAGACTACGACAAGCAGTTGAGGCACAAAGTAAAGGCCATTGCATTGGGCTGTGGTTACGGCATGGGTGCCGCGAAGTTCTCCACGTTCAGCGGCATGTCGCTCGAAGAGGCGGAGAAGGCGGTAAAACTCTACCGTGATCGTATGCCTATGGTGCCAAAGTTCTGGCGCTCACTCGATCAAGATATGGCAACCGCTTGCGCTGTGGGTGAGCCATTTCAGCTTGAGCTTCCGTCCGGTCGCGCTTTGCGCTACGGGAAGATTAAGCGCATGAAGGAGGCTGGCTCAGTCAATCGGTTCCGTTATATTGGCAAGATCGTACGTAACGGGCAGATGAGGGACTTCCCCTTGTGGGGTGGTATCCTTACAGAGAACCTGTCTCAAGGTCTGGCGCGTGATATTTTCTCAGACATGATGCTTCGTGTTGACGCCGCTGGTTATCCTGTCATCCTGCACGTACATGACGAAATGGTTTGCGAAGTGCCAGAAGCTGAGGCTGAAAGTGCTCTTGCAAAGATTATGGAAATTATGTCTATCCCACCCATGTGGATACCGGATATTCCGGTCGCCGCTGAAGGACATATCTGCGACCTTTACTCTAAATAACAATTCCGTGTGGCCAACACGTCATCAATTGGCACCTACATATGAAATATAGATACCTAAAAAATCATCGTGCTGCAACTGTAACTGCTGTAGCTGACCTCTCAACATTCACATTTACCAAACCGTCGTTCTCGACGAAAGCGGAGTACCGAGCATGGTGCGCCGATGCCAACACCGACCATTGCTTCTACTCAATGGCAGAAGGCGACAGCCCCAACGGACGGATCAGCGAAGACAATCCGATCAACAAACTGCACGGCTTTGTGGCTGACTTCGATGCTCCGGTCGATTGGCCGAACATTGACAGCGTTCTCAAGATCAGATGTGACGGCGGGCATATGCCAACATGGCGTACCAGAACACAATCCGGCTATATCCGTCTTGTCTGGGAGTTCGACAAACCAATGCCGCTCGCTCCAGCTCTAGCCGAATCATTTATGAAGCGGCTGTCAGATGCACTCAAGGCTTCGATGCTGCTGGCTGGCTTTGACAAAACTAGTCTCAAGCCATCACAGTACTTTGAGATCGGTGAAGACTGGACACGTATCGGCGACCCGATCCCTGTATCCTTTGCCCGAACCGTGCTTCTTAAAGCGGCGAACGACACACCGATCAGGACTGAGGATACCAACATCCCACTCGACGATGTCGCCGCTGAGGTTGCTCGCCGATTTCCTAACCGCTGGAAGGGTGAGTTTGTCGTAGGTGCTCGCGGTCCGCTATTCTGGATCGACGACGGCATCGACCGCGACGGCTGTCAGGTTCGTGAAGACGGAATGATTTGCTACTCTGATCGTGCGGGTACAGGGTTCAAGTCATGGGCTTCCATATTAGGCAAGCAGTTCGTCACGAAGTACGAAGAGCGTAAACTGTCTAGCCTACTAGATCAGTATTGGTTCAACGGCAAAGGATACTACAAACTTCTTAACGGAGGACCTGTCATTATCCCCAAAGAACAGCTCGTACTCGAACTCCGCAAGGCTGGCTTCTGTCCGAAGCTCAAGAAAAACCAGACTGTATCCGAAGTCGAACAAGCGGTACTCACAATCTCCAACGATTGCCGTGTCGAAGAAGTTGCTCCTGTCGTGTTCTCCAAAGAACGTGTGGTCAATTTCAACGGCAGAAAGATACTCAACAACTGTCGCACTACCGCTATCCCGTTTGCCGATAACGGTGATGTAGCTAACTGGCCGTGGATTAACGCATTCATTACGCCATTCTTTGCGAAAGACATTAGCGGCAATGAGACGCTTCCGTATTTCCTTGCTTGGTTCCAACGCCTGTACAAAGCCGTACTGGAGTACCGTTTGGATCAAGGGCAACTGATGATTCTGTTAGGGCCAGCTGGACACGGAAAGACCCTACTCACCAACAAGATTGTCGGGGCAGCAGTCGGTGGATTCAGCGATGCCTCGGACTATCTATCCGGCAAGACCAGCTTCAACCGCGATCTCTGCGGCTCTGCTGCTTGGGTTGTGGATGACCAAACAGCGGCATCTACCTACGCTGACCAGCGCAAGTTCGTTGAGCTTACCAAACGCTGTGTAGCTAACCCGAGGCTTGAGTATCACGCCAAGTACGCCGATGCCATTCCGCTTCCGTGGTCTGGTCGAGTAATGATGTCGCTCAACCTAGACGCCAACTCACTCGCCGCTCTGCCGTCTTTGGACAGCAGTAACCGCGACAAGATCATCGCATTGCGGATCAACAGCGGGCATAAGGTCAAATTCGGGTCTAATGAGTTTGTCGAGAATACCATCAACTCGGAGATGCCGTACTTCCTCAAGTGGCTGTACGACTGGCAACCGCCGATTGAGATTAAGGACGCCAGTCGTTTTGGTGTTAAGACCTACATCGACTCATTCATTGAGGCGGCGGCCTACGACAACAGCTCACGTTCGGCTATTGCGGAAATGGTGGAGTTCTTCGCCAAGAAGGTCCGCGAAACTGTAGCCCTTACCAAATGGCGCGGCACGCTTACCGAGTTCACAGTCGTGTTGCAGGAATGCAACGGAGGTAGGGCTGTCGGCAATAGCGGCAACCTTGAGTTCGTCCGTCGCGGCATGACTGTCCTTGAGGAGGTTAGCCAGCACAACAAGAGCATCAGGCCAGTACGAAGCAAGGGCCAAGGCGGTGGTAAGATCTGGGAGATTGATCTCTCCGAGGCTTACGACATCGACCAAGGCGGCGACTTCTAAGACAGCTACGGAATTACCGAACCCGCTTCTTCGTGATTTTCACGGAGGGCGGGTTTAATTCTGAGATCGGTATAACGTATTCATCGGAGAACGAGAGCTTGCCGTCGTTGGGATCTACGTTACCTTTGGGTAAGAACATCGCACGTTCCATAAACTCTTTGGCCGGTAACCAGCCAACAATCGTAGCCAACGTCATTTGTTGGTTACACCTAACGAAATAGTAGACATCACATTTGTCGCCTAGCTTTTCTTTACTACCCTCTGCACCGTACACACGAGCCACATAATGCAGTTCTGGCACGCTTGCGGCCTTTGTGGTCTTCACATCAATAGTGATGTCTCCGGTTAAAGCAATGTCGTAGGCAAAGTTAATGTCGCCTACACGGCTGCCGCCGATTTCACGATGGACAAGGATTTCGCCCATCATTCCGATCTCATTACCGCGACCGCGTGCAATAGAGCCTCTGAGCACGCCCATTGCTTTCGCCTCAGCACGTGCTTGTTTCCGGTCTTCACCGGAAGGTTTGATAACTATCATCAGTACAGTTGGTGGATTCGATTGTGACTGCCGGTACCATACGGATCGACATTCAATCTCGGAAGAGCAGCACCGCGTGATGAAGCGGCTTCCTCTTCCATGAGTTGCATGCACTTGTTCCAGTGATATTCAGCACGCTCAATGTCGGCGTTGTCCTCCATCAGACGACCCAACAAGCCTTGCTTCAAAGCCCCGACGTTGCTCACATACACAATGTCGTTGTCGCTACGGATTGGTTGGAATGCTCGCTTGCAAAGAACATGCACGGTGGTCAACCCATTAGTGGAGCGGTTCAGCCTGAATCTCCGATAGCGGGTTACGCCGGAATCAGGCCCGACGGTGGCAATCGTGGTGTCGGTGTCGGCAGCAGTAGTGCGGATGTCGTACGCGTCGGTTAGTCCGTCGAATTGAATACTGATTACCGAAGTGATCGGCTCGTCAAAAGTCAGCGGTACGTCGTTGTCCGACACGGAATCAGTAGTAGACACATAGAGCTTGTCGCCGTCAGTTGCGGTGACAACAATAGTACCGCCGTCGTCTGGATTAAAGTTATTGCGTGTAGGCGACTGGTCCGATGGTACGATATGGAGTGTGTCAGTAGCCGTCTCGATGAGGCGCTTGAGTGGATGGTAACCAGCGTCAACTAGACCCCACGTGAGGTCGCTCGAACCGATGCCCATACCGACTGATTTAAAGTCGTGCCAGAGGGATCGAACAGGTACCGGTTGGTTGTCTACGAGCGTGTGTAAAACAGCGTCGGCTTCGTCTGGCAAGGTAATGCAGTTATCGACCACCGGCAAACTGTACTGAATGGTCAGATCCCGATACGTACCCATGTTGTAGATACGAGACAGGACCTGATTCAGGCTCTGCTTAAAGCTGCCGTCCGGCTCGATGTAACTACCGAGCATTGGGATCAGCTGGTTGACGGTGGTTGCTGGCATTACTTCTTGGGTTTGACTTTAACGTCGCCGCTGTGCAGCTCACCCTTCAGTTTGCCCTGTTCCTTACCACTAAGGGGGCTGGCTTTACTGAGCAAGTAGGCTACTTGTTTTTTGGTCTTGGTTTTCATACAGGTCAGAAGGTACAGGAAAAAGGGTTTAAGGTCAAGGGGTTTGAACTGAGTTTGGGAGAATAACGTTTATGCTAACATTGGCGTCTAAGTCAGCTAAAGCCATACATCTTATGTATACAACTTTTGGTATCGCTGTCGCCGGAAGCTCACCGGAATAGGTCTGTTGTTCAAAAGAAATAAAATCACCCATCCAATCTAATAGATCAGTAACCGGTACATCAACAAAGTTAATAGCATCAAAAAGTCTAATGTCCATAGTTAAACCACGCCCTCGGCGGGGGTTATCCTCGTCATCATAATTGACATAACAACTAGCGGTTAATTCAATATAAGCGGGGACTGGGTCCGTGGCGATATATGCGAACGCCACTTCAACGCTGGCTTGACTAGTGTTATAAATACCGGTGTTACTATCCATCTCAGACTCATAAGCACCGACACCGTTGTGTTTAATCTCAGTAAAATTTACATCACCGAAAGCCCTTTGGTGTTTAGTCCAATATTTCCACGGCCAGTTAACATCTGATTTATCCGCGCAGTTTATAGGCAGGTTAACAAACCCCCAGTCAGCGGTGGCATCGGTTCTAAGTATCTGTGTTAAAGACATAAAAAGTGTTTAGGGGAGTGGGCTATTGAGAATAGCGCCAGTAGTGGTGTCATAAACGGGCTGGCCATTGGCTGTTTTGTAGGGCCAAAACTCATTGGCTTTAATTTCTATAGGGCTGGAGGGCGTGAGTCCCGTGACTGTGGCATCTGGTATAGGTGGAGGTGCCTCTCCAAAAGTCGAAGTGGTTGTGGTTGTGGTGGCTATCCCATATGTTGGTATTGTTTTACTCACTGACCCAAAACTAAAAATAGTTGAAGACCCAATATATTCTACTTCTGTTACAGTAGAGCCGGAACCATAGGTTTCTGTTTTAGATGCCGTATCGCCCACGTTACTTAATTCAGTCCCATTAAATTCGGTTTTAAATTTATTTATCACTAGACCGGCAGATTTATATACAGTCTTATAAGACTGCCCTCCAGTATAGGCTGGCGGCCCTGAGCTAATGGATGTGCCTACGTAAGCGGTTGCTTCGCCAACATATACTGAGCCTGAATCACCATAAGACAGTTCTCTAAAACCCCCAATATAAAACTTAGATAGATCGTCAACGTCAACTACAATAGAAACATACGTGTCACCATAACTACCATAACCCCCACCAGTATATACTTCTACGCTACTTGAAAAAGTAGATCCGTTACCGTTTGCGTCAAGATTATCTTCACTTTTATTACCCTGATTAGAAAGAGATTTCCGCCCCTTTAATGCCGGAGTAAAAAGATCTTGTGGGTTATTTTCATCTGGAACAAAAACAGGAGAGAAAGAAAATTCAAAACCGTTGCTTAGGGGCACATCCAAACTAAATCCAGCTCCTGAGGTACTGACAGTCTGACCAAGTGGTTCAGGTTTAAAGTCTTTTATTACAGAGTAAAAATACAACGCCTCTTGTAGTGTGTACGGCCCGATACATCCGTCGGCCTCTATGATATATCTCTTAGCATTTACAATATCGCCGGAGAAATAACTAATCTCTTTAGTCACTACCCACTCAGGAAGACTTGACGGAAAAGCATAATCGGGATACGACCGTTGTCCAGTAGTACTGTTGACATCAACCCACCCATTTAGTTTTGGGTAATATACACCATCAATCTCTACATACTCGTCATTAAATTTCTTAGCTAAATAAATACCAGCGCCACCGTTTCCCCCTACATAATTGTCTAGACGATATTCTGCCTCCAGATAATCTCTTATCGGAACTGTAGATACTCTCCCAAACATATTAGATACTGGATTGGTGTGTGGGTGCGGCTTGCAAAATATAAACTGGGGTTCCGTTATGGAAACTTACAGCAGATCTAAAAGA